GCCTAATTCGCCAGGGTTAATTTCTTTAGGCATCCAAATCACCCGACTTTTCACATTTCAAGATAAAGAATTGGCCATCATCATTAAGATAGTCAGTATCTTTGATATCAAATACTTCATTAGTTCTAATATTAATCACTCTAAATTTATTAGTATTGATTTCTTCAGCTCGACTGGCAACATATTTCAACTTCCACTTAATAGTCTTTTCTTCACCAAACTGTTTAGCTGCATAATAATCAGATCCGAATAATTCAAGCCTTTCTGCCTTTGCTGACCACCAATCGACCCATTCTTCGACTTCGTTCAAATATTCATCTTGAGTAATAGTCTTTTCTTGGATCATCAATCTGTGTTTTCTTTTAACCTGGACATCTTTCATTTTGTCTTTTTTAGATTTAATCATTAGACATCATCTTCCGGAATGGACTTTATTCCTTCTATTATTTGCAATCTGATTATTTGTTGATGAAAGTTCTCTTCAAAATATTCGGAAGCGTTATTGTATGAATATCTGCAATAATTTTTTAATAAAGACTTGGCTAAACCTTCAGCTGTAAAATCTAAAGTTCCGCCTGCTAATTCCTCAAGCCTTGCTTTGCCCGAATCGATTATCCTCTGAATTTTTGCATCTTCATCATTCCAGGTTACATCAAGATAACTTTTTATTTCTCCTAACATTTCACCACCTCAATTAGAAAAGGGCTAGCAAAAGCCAGCCCTTAATATTATTTAATTTAATTAGGATTTAGTAACTGTCACAGTGTAAGTTTCAGTTAGTCCACCGAGTGTTACTGTAACTGTAACGATGTTTTCGCCTGAGGACCATGTAGCAGCATTTCCATTATCAACAGAAGTTCCATCAACATCAATAGCAATTGAAGCTTCATTACTGACTGGAGTAGCTGTAATGGTATTAGTAGCATCAGTAGTTGAAAGATCATAATCGTGAATTGATTTATTGAATGCTGGATCAAGAGCAATTCCACCAATGCTTAAATCAGCCAGCCGTGCATCACCAAAGTTTGTAACTTCAACTTCTTGCACTCTGGGTTCTAGCGCTGCGATGTCGAAACGCTTAAACGATCCACTGTCTAATGGTCTACCGTTTCCATAAAGTTTAGTCAAGAATACTCTTTCATCTTCGAGGAATCTATATTCATCGGAGTATTCAATTTTGCCGCCTTTGGAAGTCCCAAGTGCCATAAAATATCTATTTCCAATCCCGATAACCATTTCATTTTCAGGGACATGAACAGATTGAACCACTCTAGTAGGGACAGGGAAAAGATTATTGTAATAATTTCCTCTTTCATCCTGAGTAGTTGTTGCCGGCATAACTTTTCTAAAATAATCTAAGGGGTTAACAACCATTAATAATTCATTGATTTTTCTATTAAGGTCGTTATCTGATTTAGATAAATCAGCAGCTATATTTCCATAATTAACAGTATCAATTTTATTTAGAGCATTGATTCCTAGCAACTCATACCCATCAGTTGGGTCCAGCGCTGAATTAGGGTCTCTTCTCATTCCTGTAGGTTCTTCCAGGCCTTTTCCATTAATAATTCCATCTTCAAGTCCGTTGGCAATAGCTTCTTGCAAAATTGTTCTTACATATCTATCTAACCAAGCAGGGCCTAAGTCAACCATCGCTTTTGCAACAGGAAAGAATGCAGATAATTTTTTCTGATCAAGATTCATTTTTTTGAATCCGCCAGTTAATTCTTTGACAATTTCAGAAGTTAATTTACCCCATTGACCAAGCTGCCTACCTTGCTCATTAACAATCATTTCTACAAGTACAGAAGTAGGCATGAAGTTAATAGCATCTAATAAAGGGTGTTCTTCTGTTAAATCTTCAAACACTGTTTCTAAAACAGTTTCCGGCAGCACTAAATCATATTCAGATTCAGCAATAACCTGCTTAGGGTTAGAAGAACCCATAGCTTCACCAAAAGTTTGGTAAAATTTTCTCTCTTTAGAAGTAAGTGCTCTTTCTCCGCGGCCAGCTAAGACTTTATTGTCGGCAGCTTCAACAAGCCCTTTTGCTTCTGCCATAACGGCTTCTTGCAATATTTCAGTGTACTCATTAAAAGCTTGGGCAAATGTTTCAGAATCTCCTTCCTGCATTGCCTGATGTAACTTATTTGTAATTTCAGCCTTTTGTTCCATGGTCTTATCTAAATTTTTCATAATTTAATTAGCCTCCTTATTATTAAATAACGCGATAAACATTTCTTTTGGTTTATTTTCTTTTTGTTTCGGTTCTGGTTTAGGGTCCGGCTCTGGATCTGTTTTATTATTCCCTGACTTTTCAATTTCTAAACTTTGTTTCATAGCAACAAGCTTTTTATTGTAATTTATCTGTTGTTCTAAAGTGTCATTAACTTTTTGAGCTAGTTCTCTTGCTTCAGTTAAATCTTTTTCTTCTTCAATGATTTCATCAGCGAGACCATATTCTAAACATTCTTGAGCGGTTAACCAAGTTTCGTTTTCTAAAATCTCAATAACTTTTTCTTCGGTTAATTTTTCTCCTGCTTTTTCTAAGTAAGCTTGTTGATTTCCTATAGATATTTTTTCTAAATCATCTGCAGCGCTTCTTAACTCTTTATAATTTCCAAGCACGCCATCTCTCATTAAATGAAGCATTTGCATTGTATTAGAATACATTTTGACTTCATCACATCCAGTCAAAATAAAAGATGCAGCAGAACAAGCAAACCCATCTACATAACCAACAACATTAGCCGAGTGTCTCTTAAGCTGATTTCTTATTGACATAGCTTCAAGCACTAAACCACCGTTAGAATTTACGTATAAATTAATTTGCTCAACATCAGGATATTTTTCTAATTCATTTTTGAAGTGATTAGCAGAGGTCTCACTTTCTATTATTTCACCAGTCCACCAATCTCTACTATCACCCTCTATATATCCATAAATGTACATTTCTAAAATTTCTGGATTGTCAGCTGCTTGAATCAATTCTATTCTTTTCTTCATCTAATCACCTCCATTATTAATTCTGTCTTTGACTTCTTCATAATTTTTAGTCATGAAGTGTGTTTTACTCCAATCAGTTTCGAGTGGTTCCATTCCTAAAGTCTCTAAACTATCATCAATAGTGAACGCTCCAATTCTAGTTAGAACATCAAGAGCATTAGCAACTTTTTCAATATTTACAGCTTTAATCATTGATGTATCAACTTTAATATAAGTTTTTTCTAAATAATTTTTTCTGCCATAATATTTCCGGTTGATTTCATCTTCTAAGTTTTCAGTCAAAGGGTTTATGCAGAATGTCAAAAAATTATTTACCGTATCGCCAGTGTTTGCCACCTCCCCTTTGAGAAGTTGTGGTGGTATCTGAAAAGCTATAGCAACAAAATCAAATATATCATCAATAAATGACCTTATCGCATTGTTATCCGCTCCACCTTTAGTGCCAATATTAGATTGAAGATCTTCATAGTCCAATCCTTCAGGTAAAGGTAAAATTGCACCGTTTTCGGCTTCAAAAAACCGCTTAAATTTTTCTTTAAATACATCTTCGAGACTTTTTTGGTCATTTAGTTTTTGTGAATATGTTGATTCTATTTTTAACTTACCTCTGCGAGAATTATTTCTTTTATAATTTTGCTGGCTAATCGCAATCAATTTAGAATACGATCCGTTGAGCCCTTCAATTAAATTTCTTATTTTGTCATTATGCAATTCAAAGTGAAATACATCAGGTTCAATGTAAGAATTACTCAATTGATAATCATCAATTACGATGTCGTGATATACATAAGGCCTGAAAGCAAATTTTTCTACTTGAAAATCATCAGCGACATAAAGGCTTTTCCCTTGTTGTATAACTAGACATTCATTGTCATAAACGAGTCTGCTGATAATATCTCGCCAAAATTTATTTGCTGACTTATTTGGATTAGGCTCAACATTAAAAAGATAGTGATTATTCTTTTTAACTTTTTTTCCTTTTTCGTATGTTCTAAATTTACTTCTTGAAACAGCATTAGCGATCAGATTAATTGAAGCCTGAACTGCTAATTCTTTAAAAAATATTTCCCCAGCAATCTCGCCTGTCCAGGCGTCCAAATCAAGTGAACCAGTGTCCTTATTAAATAAACTTAAAAACCAATCCCATGCAGCCATATTTCACCTCCTTAGAAAGCAAATATATCAAATTCTGGTATTTCGCCATTGTATTCTTTTAACTCCCCATCTTGAGTAAGTGCATGAACTAAAGCAAAAAAACCATCAGTTTTTCTAGTTTTAGGCTCTATTTTCTTATAAGTTGTATTCCCTTTTTTATCTACTTCCACATAAGAGTTATTTGTGTACCAATTCATAGTGCGGTTATTTCCCCAGATCAATGTTTCCTCAGCAAATATCTGCTCTAAAAGTGGAGCAATTTTTGCGTGAGTTCTCGGCCCGGAAGGAATATCTTCAATTGGCAATCCATCTTTTTTAAACTCTGATTCTAGTAAACTATATCTATATCTATCAGCAACAATCTTTTTGATGTTATATTTTTTGGCTTTTTCCAAAAACCAATCAGCCATATCGTCAGCACCGATTGCATCTTTTTTAATTATTGTAATTAAACCTTTATCAACCATTTCTTTTACTGGGAATTTAATTTGTCTGCTTTCTATCTCTAAAGCTTTGTAGCATACAAAAGTGTGTTCAATATAATACCTTTTGCCGTCATGCTTAAAGAGGAGGCCGCAGCTTGCAAAGTCAGTAGTTCTTGCATAGTCAATAGCTCCGATACATTCTTGTCCCTCTAACTCATCGTAAGGAATTGGCTTATTGGTGGCTTTGATTTTTTCCCAGGGAGCGACAACGGTAAAGTTATCTTCTGCCGGGTAGTTCATTCTTTTGGTCAAAAAGTCTTGAGCTTTATGCGGCTGATATTTCATTTTAGTAGCTTCTTTTTTCATTTCTTTTTTCAATACTGGAAAGTGGGGCAAAGAAGGATTAGCTTTAGGCCACATTTTTGGATCTTCTGCTTCTTCTTTTTCATCTATCTTATAAATGAGTGGCAAAAATCCTAAGTCTTTAATTTCTCCTTCTAAAACTCTGCGGGCTATATCTTTCTGATCGTCAAGCACCCCGCCCCTAACATAACCGTCAGTTGTTATATAAAAAGTTCTGGAGTGTTTTTTCTTTCCAAAGCCAGAAGTAAAAACTTTTATAGTGTCATAATTTTCATATTCGTGAATTTCATCAAAGATTAGACAGGCTGACCTTTTGCCATCTTTTGTTCTGGCATTTGATGTATTGTATTGAATATAGGATTTAGTTTTAAGATTAGTTATTTTTTGTTTAGTCTTATAGAAAAAGTGCTGCAAGGTATACCAAAAATTTTCTAAAACATTATAAACATCAAAGAAAGAAGTTTTCGCCTGATCTTCGCTGTTGGCTATAATATCGACATTGTATTCTTTGACACCATGATAATGGGTAGTTAGATACCATACTAAAGGAGAAATAAAGCCATTTTTCCCATTTCCCCGACCCATCATTATAAAAAACTCATCAAATACAATGGTGTCATCGGATTTGTAATAAGCGTGAATTAAAGCAATTATAAAAAGCTCCCAGTCCAGGAGCTTGATTTCGAAATATTTTTCTATTAGTTCTACAGCTTTATCTATCATTTCAGTTTTTATAACTACATCCGGATTATCAAGTTTAGTCTCAATATAATCCATAGCTTTTTTGATTTCTTTAGAAGATGGTATTTTACCACTTCTAATTGTTTTCATATAATTATCAATATATTTATGATATTGAGCAGACACTACATAACACCACCTCCAAGGGAAGATATATTTTACATTTCAATATTGACGTTGCCTTTATCTTCGTGCTTACTGGGCTTTAGTCCGAGGTGGTCTAATATCTTGAGCATTTGAGTACTGACTTTATTTAACTCAGCAATCGAATCATTCTTTTTGTATCCAAATTGATTTTCCCCGTTCTGATATTTTATGCTTACACCTTTTTCTTCAATATCTTCAATCAAAGCATTTTTAATTTCCCAGAAAGCCATATAATCTTTTACCAAGTCGATACTATAATCATTCTTTATTTTTTTGTCTTCTAATTGTTGCAATAAATTATTTTTAATTTTTCTAATTCCTGATCTACTCAAGACACCACACCCCCCCACACCTTACGCGAAAATTTTAGAAAATCTGTTTTGTCGTATCCACCTCCCCGGTCCCCAGTATTTCTAGGGATTTCCGTTTTTTTGACCCGGGGGAGCCTCTACCATTTTTCTTCAGTTATCGGCTCTTCTCTTTCTTTCCAATTATCTTTAAACTTTCCGAACTTCTCCGGATGCAATTGGTTGTGGCAAGTTGAACAAACACTTAACAAATTATCATCGGTTAATACTAGTTCTGGATAATCTCTTAAATGTTTAATGTGATGAACTATTTCTGCTGGACTGAATTTACCCTGTCTTTTGCACCTTTGGCATTCATAATTATCTCGCTTGAGTATCTGTTTTCTTTTCTGCCTCCATACTCCAGACTTATAAAATTTCATCACGTTGCCAGATTTAATTGCTTTAAGTAATCTTTTTGGTATCATCTTTCCATCCCTTGATATTCATCATCTCATTATCTCCGAAGATATAACGATGATATTCTAATATGCAGCTAAAACAAATATTATGCTCAATCATATCGTCAGTAGTAGTCTTTGAAAAATAATTATCTCCACATCTGCTGCAGGTTTCATCTCCTCTAACAATTTCCATTGTCTCAACTCCTTATTGCATATAAGTTAATATACTAACTAACCTGCCCCCCTCT